GTTAGGGCGCATTCCGCGCTTCTTGTATGACAACTTTTGAACCGTCCTTCCCATAATCCATGGCAGCACCCACTAAAGGAAACCGCACGCAGGCCGAACTTGCCGACCTGGCGGGCGTTACCACGCGATCAATCCGCGAATGGGAGAAGGAAGGCGTAAACGTTTACGACCTCACGGCGCTCATGGCGCGGGCTTCCAAGATCCAAGAGAAAAAGAACGAATCGGAGGACTTGGCCGGCGTCAAATTACGGAAGCTCAAAGCGGAGGCCGACTTAAAAGAACACGAGCTTGAAGTCGAACGCGGACTGTTCGTTTCGCAGGAGTCTCAGCGGGCAGATGGCCAGAAGCTCGGGCTAGTCCTTCAGGGAATGATGCTGAAGATGGCGGGCGACCTTACCCCGGTCTTAGCTGGCCGGCCAGCTGGCGAGGTGAAGAAAGCCATCGACAAATACGCCCGCGAAAAGCTGACGGAGCTTTCCCAATATGCGCCCGACACCTTACCTTGACGGCTTTCGGGTCGGTGTTCGCCCGCCGCCTGAGATGCCGCTCCGCGAGTGGGTCAGCGAGAACGTCTACCTGCCCAACTCACCGGAAGGAGCGCGTTATTCGCTCGACGCCGTCCCGGCTCACGGCGCGATCTTCGACTGGATCGAGGATTCCGAGGTGCGGGAGATTGCGTTGATTGCCTGCGTTGGATTCGGCAAGACGGCCATCCTTGAATCATGGTGCACCCGCATCGTTGCCGTTGAACCTGGAGACACTCTCGTCATCGGGCAGACGACGGACATGGTGAGGGACTGGATGGAAAGCCGCATGAGGAAAGTTTGGCAGACCTCGCCCCTGACCCGCGACTACATTCCTACGGGACCAGAGCGATCAAACTGGAAAAAGGACTCGGTGATTTTCCGGCACATGAACTTCTTCGCGGGAGCCGCCAACGTGACCGACCTGCAAGAGAAGTCGATGGTCAACACCGCTGGCGACGAGTGCTGGCGATGGGATGACGGGATGATCGGCTTCCTGTTGAAGCGGCATCATGGCAGGTGGAACCGCAAGAACCTGCTGATGTCCCAAGGCGGGAACGAAGGGACCGAGTGGCACAAGCACGCAAAGGACGGCAAGTGGCATGAGTTGGAGCATCTCTGCCCGCACTGCTCAACCGGTCATGTTTTCGACTGGAAGAATTTCCAATACGAGACGATCCGCGACGGCAACGAGGAACTGGATTGGCCGGCCATCTTCGCCACCGTCCGCCTGAAATGCCCACACTGCGGGACCGAGTTTGAGGATACGGAATACAACCGGCGGCAGTGGGCGAAGTGTAAGCCGGTGTGGGACGAAGGGCGCTACATGCCAGAGCGGATGACGTTGAGGGCAACCTTCATGACCGTCTGGCGCTATCGGTGGTCGGACATCGTGAAGGAATGGATCGTCGCCAACGAGGAGAAGAAGAACGGGCAGCTCGAGAAGCTGGAGCAGGTCATTACCCAGCGTTTCGCGTCGTTCTGGTCGCCGCCGTCTGACACGCCCAGGCTAACCGACACTGGCGATCCGTATTCCAAGAACGAGTTCCATGAAGGCGCGAAATGGGACTTGGAAGACTTCCGGTTCATGACCGTTGACAACCAAAAGGGCCACCGATGGGTCGGGATTCGCGCTTGGAAGATCGGCGGGCAATCACGGCTACTTTGGGAAGGCCGCGTTGAGACATGGGACAACGTGCGATACCTGCAAGAGCGTTTCGGCGTCGAGAACCGATGCGTCTTCGTGGACTGCGGATACCAGCAGGAGGAAGTTGCCAACGAGGCGATGAGATCCGCCACGCCCAACGACCCGAAGCCGTGGAACCTGACAAAAGGCGCGGACGTTGACGGCTACATAAAGCGTTACGGCGAAAAGAAGTATCGCCGGATCTTCGGGGACTACATCAATTGCATTTCGTCCGCTGGTCAGGCTTACCAGATCATTCCGTTTTCCAACCTGCTGGCGAAAGATCGACTTACGGCGTTGATGGGTAGCGGCAGCTTCGGAGTGCCTGTGGATGCGTCCAAGAACTACCACGCGCAGATGCAGAACGAGCAAAAGCGCGAGGTGAAACCGGGCTTGTGGCGATGGGAACTCGTTAAGCAGCACGCACCGAATCATTTATTCGATGTCGAGGTGATCGGAGTGGTCGCCGCGTGCATCTTCAAGGTTCTCGTCGCGATGGAAGAGGTAAAGTGACCTGTCAAAATTGACACGCCCGCCAAGTAATGGCCGGGAGCGCGTTACAGGCAGCACAAGACCTTTACGACTACGCACGAGGGGACGCTCTTCGGATTGCGGAGATCGAAACCGCGCTTTCGTCGGCAGTTTCGTCTGGTCTTTTGACAAAGGGCGGGACCGACAACGTGACGAGCGCGAGCAAGAACAACGTCTCAATGCAAAAGACCGTCGGACTGCCGGAACAGCACCGGATCACGGCAATGCGGATGGCGCTGACCGGGCTTTCGGCAAACACGCGACCGAGCAATCGAACTTATCCCCGATACTAAATGGCCATCGTCGATCAATTCGGAAGCCCCTTTTCCAACCCCTACGGCAACCACGCCGCACGGGGCGCGTCTCGTTACAATGGAATGCGCCCATGGGAGCCGGTGAGGCTGCACGACATTGGTAAACTGGTTCCCGCGCAGGATCGGCAAACGCTCGTCTCGGCATCTCGCCGCCTTTACCTCAACCAGCCGATTCTATCCGGCGCGGTCGAACAGAAGTCGATGTATTCCATTGGTAAGGCGTGGATGCCTAAGTTCACCGGGCAAGACAAGGCTTTCGGTGATGCCGCGACTGCATGGTTGAGTGAGATTTTCTACCCGCTTTGCGACCTTCGCGGGCCGGTTTTCGACTTCAAAACTGAGCTTTATTTGCTTTCCGATGCCATCGACCGCGACGGCGAAGCGTTTGTCGCGCTGACCGAAACCAAGGAAGGCTTTCCGCGCATCCAGCACATCCCTTGTCATCGCGTCGGCAATCCTGTTGGAATGCAGGACGGGCCGATTGAGAGAGGGCTTTACCGCAACGCTAGACTCACTGACGGCATCGCTTACAACCGTGTCGGGACACCGATTGCGTTCGCTTACCTCGACGAAGCGGAAGAGCTGATTCAGTGGGTTTCCCTTCGTGACGCCATCCACATTTACGACCCGGCATGGCAAGAGCAAGGACGCGGACTTCCGGCTTTCACCGCATCCTTGAACATGCTCCGGGACGCGATGCAGTCGCACGACCTTGAAACCATGGCGCAAGCGATGCTCTCTGGCCGCGTCTTTATCGAGTGGAACGAAACCGGCGCGCCCGACACCGGAGATCCGGCTTTCGCGTTGACCGGATCGGTTAGCGGTGGCGGGCAAAACCCTGGCGTCCAAGTTGAGAACATCAACGGGCCGATGAACACTTACTATCGCGCCAACAGCGGCAGTAAGCTGGAGACGTTCCATAATCCACGACCGGGCGAGGCGTGGGAGAACTTCCAAGACCGGATTATTCGGGGCGCTCTCGCGGGCGTGAACTGGCCATACGCGATGGTATGGAAAGCCAGCGGGCAAGGCACCGCCGAACGCCACGAAATCGCCAAGGCTCAGCGCGCAATTGAGGATCGGCAATCGCTTTTGATGCGCCCCGCTCTCGCAATTGTTTCATGGGCGGTTGCCAAGGCTCAAAAGCTTGGAGTCCTGCCGCAATCGCCGGAATGGTATAAATGGAGCTTCACGATGCCGCGCAAGCTGACCATCGACGATGGTCGGATGTCGAAAGAGCAAATCGAAGGGTGGCGGGCCGGATACGTCAACCATGAGGACATCCTCGGCGACTACGGCAAGACACTTGAAGAGCATTACGACGCTCGCGCCCGCGAAATCTACCTGCGCAAGAAGGCAGCGGAAAAATGGAGCATCGACGGCGTCGAAATCGAGGACCGCGAAATGTCCATGCTGACACCTAACGAACAAAGCTCGGACCAAATGGAGGCATCCGGCAAAAAACCAACCACTCAAGACGATGGAAATTCTGACGATTGAAAACAAGGCGGGCAAGGTCCGCTTGAACGAGTCCGTGAATCCCGACTCAATGACCCGGCTGATCGACGAGATCGGACTGGTATTCGGAGCGAAGGCAGCGGCAAACGGTGCGGATTTCGGGGAAATCACCAACTGCATCGAGAATGCCGCCGATACGCTGGACCTCGAAATCCACAGTCCCGGCGGAAGCGTGCTGGATGGATATAAGCTCTACCACGCTCTTCTTGAGCTTCGCGGGCGCGGGGTTTTTGTCACCGCTACGATCAACAGCTTGGCCGCAAGCATGGCATCCGTCATCGCGATGGGCGCGGACAAGATCCGCATGGTTAGGGGCGGGCGCATGATGATCCACGAAGCCAGTAACGTCGTCGCGGGTAACGCCGAGGACATGGCGCGGGCTGCAAAGCTACTCGACGAGATCAGTGGCGAGATTGCCGACATTTACGCAGGCAAGACCGGCGGAGACTCTGAAGAAATCCGCGACATGATGAAGAAGGAGACTTGGATGGGAGCCGATGAGGCAAAGTCCAAGAACTTCATCGACGAAATCGTCGACGGCAAATTTGACACGGCAAAGAAGGGCAAGAGCATGAATATTCTCGACCGCCTCACTTCTCCCGCCAGCGCCGAAGCATTGGCGGAAATCGACACCTTGAAAGCCGAGGTTTCCAACCGCGAAAGCGAAGTTGCCGAACTCTCCAACAAGGTCAGCGTTGCCGAGGCCGCTTTGCAAGAAGCCGCTACCGCCACTGCCGAACTTCGCAACAGCCTAGCGACCGTAAACGCCCGCGTCACCGAGCTTGAGGCTATTGCCGCCCGCGTTCCTGAACTGGAGGCAGCCGCGCAGGTGACGGTCGAAAAGATCGGCAACCAAGCCGCGCAACTTGCAGCTTCCATCGGACTCACTGAGCCGCTGCCTGATGCCAATTCCGGCGAATCGAAATCAATCCTCGCCCAGTTCAACGAACTGCAAGGCGAAGATGCCACCCGTTTTTACAAGGCGAACCGCAAGGAAATCATCGCCGCTCAGCTCAACTCCTAATCACACAATTCTATGGCTACCACGTTTGTCGATAAGATCTACACTCAGGAAGTGCTTCGTGCCTTCACCGCTGGCCTTGCGCCACTCTCCGCGTTCACCCGCAGCTTCTCTTCCGAAGCCCGACGCAAGGGTGACGCTATCATCATTCCCCGCGTTTCCGCTCTCAGCACCACCACCTTCGCCTATGCGAACAACAGTGGATCGCCTTACGAAACCGAAGGCGGTGAAATCGTCGCGATCACCGTCAACCTGGATCAACACCAGATTGTTGGCGTTGACCTGACGGACATTCAGTATGCCACCGCTGGCAGTGCCGATATCATGAACTTCGCGCAGAATCAGGGACGCGCCTTGGCTCGTAAGTGCATGGGCAACCTGTTCAATGCCCTGACCGTCGCCGCTTTCGGATCTCCAGCCGCCACCGCCGTCACCATCGGCGCAACCGGGTTGAAGCAAATCCGGGACGCTCGCAAG